CAGTCGAGCTGCCGCGGTAGCCTTGCTGCTTGATGTTGATCGACGATGGCGTGATGGTGTCATTTTCAGCGCCCGACACAATCCATTCACCGCCAGAGGTCAAGAGCACCAGCTTGTCTAAAGTCAGCATGTGCCGGATGGCGTTGACCTGGCGTGATGCCACGGTAAACGTCACCGCGTCGTCGTCCGCGATCGGGTTGCTCTTGCCAAAATCCACGTAGGCATTGGTGCGTGACATCCACACGGTCTGCGGCTGCGCAGGCGTGTTGGCAAAACACAGGCGCTGCTGGTGGAACGCCACGCAGGACGGATAACCTTGGTTGCCGCCCCAGGCTTCGAGCGCCCACTTGTAGGTAGCGCCACCCGATCCAACTGCTGCATCGGGGATGCGCTGCATGACCGTGGCTGAGACGCTAGTGCCGCTAGAAAAGCCTGTGATTTCGGCCACACCAAAACCTGGGTGCAAGTAGGCCCAAGTCACCGCACCGTCGCTGGCCGTGTCTGACTCGTGCGTCGGGCGCGTGGATCCCGTGGTAGCTGCGTTGGTTGCTCGATAGTATTTGCCGTCAGAGCGGCGAATGTCGTTGACGGCTACGCTCTTGCCCGACTCCCAGGGAACGCCGAAATCCTTTTGCTCGATGAAAATCAGCTGACCCACATTGGCTGCACTAAAAATCGAGGTCGACGCAGTCAGCGTGACGTTGCCTGTGGCCGCGCTGCTGTAGACCGTTGTCGTGGTGGTCGTGTTCAGATCCTGGAACGGGCCCTTGATGTTGGCGAACTCGCTGATGGTCCAAGCATCGTGCGCTGTGCGGCTGATTTGCCGCGGCGCGTAGCTCGGGTGACACACGTACAAGATGTCGGCCGACTGAGTAAAGTTGAGCAGTGGCAGATCGGACTCGCTCCAGGGCGTTGCAATACTAACCGGCGAGCCGGCCGAGCCGCCCGAGCTGTAGACCACCTGGCCGCCGTCCTTGTACACGCGCATGGTCTGGTGACCAAACTCGAGCACGTAGGTCTGCGTCGTGGAAAACGCGAACGGGATCAACCGATGGCGATAGCTGCTGCTGGCGACCTCGGCCAAAAACTTGGTGCCGGCACGATTCTTCACGCCACCGTAGGCCTGCACGATGAAATTGCGACAGGTTTTGAGACTCGTGCCGTAGCGTGCCAGGTCGACGCGACCGTACAGCGACGGCGAGAGCTCACCCCCCGTAAACGATGCCTGAATTAGGCTGCTGCCCATCGAGCACTCCCCGTATTGCGACAAACTCCGAATCCGGCGCTGGCTGCTCCGTACTTTCCGTCATGTTGCTAGCTGCTGCTGCCGAGGACACCAGCGCGTACGCATCGCGCGCTTGCTTGGCCACCGCCGGCTGTACAGACAGCGGCATGGCAATCTCGGATGCGATCAGATACGCCAGCGCCGAGGTGAACATCGGATCAAAGATGGTCGGGTCCTCAATGCGCGTGGTGTAGATGAGCTCTGCTTGCGCCTGGTTGCTAAAGATCACGCGCTGGCCGTCGTAGTAACCCGTCTCAAACGGGATGCGCTGGTCGCTGCGCGGTGCGCGCAGACCAGGCGGCACAATCGCACGCGCTTTCAAGCAGTCGCTCGGGTACACGTACATGTATTCCCAGTTCGTGGGCGCGTCACCCGCCTCAGATAGCGCTATGCGCTTGTTCGCAAAATTCCAAGGGTAGTCGCGCAGCGCGTAATCACGCATCTGGTCGTAGAACAACGCGCACGCGCGCGCCTCGTTACTCGCCTCAGACAGCGAAGAGATAAAGCTCGACACGCCAATGCGTGCCAAGGCCATGTTGCAAATGGAGATGACCGAGGCTGCCATGCGTTAGCCCTGCCCGTACATCACTTGCGCAGGGTCCTTGCGCTCGCCGGGTGCAACCTCGAGATCGGTGATCTGGATCTCGACGCTTTGCGACTTGCCATCGCCCTGGGTTTCGTAGGCGCTGGTGCTCTTGACGTAGCCCTTAGCCATGATTTCCATCTTGGCGCCGACATCGGGCAGCGCAGTGATGCCGAGCTTCTCGAGCTCGTCCTTGCCCAGGTGCAGGCACAGGCCATAGGGATAGCTAGGCTCATCGGCTTCAACCATGCCGGGCTGCTCTTCTACCTCTGGCTTTGACTTCATGTCGACCATGTCAGGCTCCGCAGTGAATTCGTGATGCGGGGCGCAAGCCCCGCGGTGTTTCAAATAACTTCGCGCTCGCTCACAGGCTGATCGGCCTGCAGCTCGCTCAAGGCAATAGGCTCTTGCTTCTTTGCTCTTGCCTTGGGACGTTCGACAGGCGTGTCGTCGGCGACTACCTCCAGCCAATGGCCGGTTGTACCGGCGGGCACCTCGAACACGGCACCCGCACGACGACGCGCGCCGCCATAAAAGCCGTCAGTGATTGCTTTGACTTTCATGTTGGCGCGCTCCTATCAGATAGCGTCAGGCAATGCGACCCACTTCGACACGTCACGGGTCAGGAAGGCGTTGATCTTGCCTGCCGTGACTGTGGTGGTGCCGATGGTGGCCAGGATGCCCAGGTAGCGCTCGTAAGTGCCATTGGGCAATGCCACAGCAGCGATCACGCCGCCTGCATTCAACTCAGCCGAGTTGGCCGCTGCATCGTCGGTGGTGAACGACTTGGTCACATAGTGAGCTGTCGCGCTGCCATCGGTGGCAATAGCGGCAGCTGCGTCGGACGCCAGAGTGAACTGGATCGTGCCGGCGGAACCGCCCGTGATGATCTCCGTGTCGGTCTGGATGACCAAGTACAGAGGCTCACCGTTGCCGATGTCGCTGGACGTGCTGCCCAGGTCGATCACGTCACCGATCAGCGCAGTGCCCGCACCTGCGGCCACGCTCACTGCATCGGCGAATTCATTACGCTCGTCGAGAATCATGATGCTTTCCTTTCTTTGAGTGAGCCGATTAGATGCCGGACTCAGTGTTGGTGATAGCGTCGCAGCGGCGCACAGGGATACCGTCAAACATGGTGACGTGCTTGCCTGCCACCTGTTCGATGGTCAGGGTGGAAGCGGCCACCTTGTTGGCGATCTGGCGACGCAGGAACGAACGCAGTGTGCGGTTCATGTAGAACGCAGGACGACCCATCGACAGCGATGGGATCAATTCCACAGCTTGAGTCATCAGGTCGACCAGGTCAGGGCCGGACGCAGCATTCTTGACCAGGTCTTCTTGGTCCAGATTGATACGCACGACATAGCGCCAGTCACGTACCGACAGACCGCAGTCCCAGCGATAGTGCGTGCGGTAGGCTTCCATGCGGCCGCCATTGCCGTCGACGTTTTCGATGGTGACCTGGCCCTTGTCGTTCATGTCCAAGCCAGCCTTCGAGCCTTTCGGGTAGATGCCGTGGACCGTGTTCGGACCCCAGACCACCAACCAGATCGACGTGTTGTCGGTGCTGTCAGGCGTTGCTGCGCTGGTGATGATGTTGTCGCCGTTCTCTGCCGACTGGTCATTAAAGCGTGCACCAAAGCCGGTGAAGGCCTCTGGTTCAGTAGCTTCGTTGCCGTAGAACAGCGTCGATGCGAACTCCTGGTTCATGCCCTCGATGTGCGCACGATCTTCCGACAAGCGGAAAGCCGCGGTGTTGCCATTGAGGTCTGCCAGCGCCTTGTCGACTTCGGCATACGCTTCGAGCATACCGGTCGCGTCAGTCACCTGGACGGTGCGCGACTTGCCCGGCTGAACGCCGCCGTACAGTTTGCGCCACGTCGGGGTCGGGAGGCCCGAGCGAATCGTGGTGCGGTGGCCAGTCGGCAGGTTGCCTTCGAGCCAGACCATGTCGTCCAAGATTTCGTTGGTTTGGTTGAGGATCTCAGCGATCGTGTCAACCTTGCCCTGTGGGTCCAGACGCTTGGTGACGTCCAGCAGGGTTGGGTGGGTAGATGCAAGGGTTGCCATTTAGATTTCCTTTCATTTCATGTTGGGGAACAGACGCTTGCTCTGGTCGGATTCAGCGCCGCCGGCGTTACCGCCAACGTGCGTGTCCTCGGCCATCGCTTTGCCAATGCGCGCAAACACTCGCACAAGCTCCGGGTGGTTTCCCATGCCGTATGAGTCGAGCGCTGATTTGAGCTCCGGCGTGCCGAACTTGTTGATCGCGTTTTGAGCTTGCTTCACGCTGGGCGTGAAACTGTCGCCACCGATCTCCTTGTCCGCTTTCATGTCGGATACCCACTTTTCAATCGTCTGGTTCCAGCTCTCCTGCTGCTGCTGCACGGTTTTCTGCATCCGGTTGGCATACAGGCTTGCCAGTTTCTGCGCCTGGTCATTCGTCAGACTGAGCTCTCGCGCAATCGGATCAAATTCAGCCAGCGCTTCCTGGTCAAGTGCCATGCCCTCGGGCAATTGAAACTCGTACTTTTCCGGTGGACCCTCGGGTTTGGCATCCTTGTTATCGGTCTGCTTATCACCCGTGTCACCGGTGCTTGCATCAGTGTTGTCA